ATTTGAAAAAATTATATCAATTGAACGTCCGCCGACTACAAATACTCGCCGGTTAAATGACGGTACAGAATCTAAAACTGTTCCTTTTTTAAATGCCGGTAGGGCATCTGCTTGGGATTTAACCCCGTATGATCAAACATTATTATTAGATTGTGACTACTTGATTTTTTAAGATCAACTCAATAACTATTGGGACATGGAAGATAGTTTATTAATTTCTAAATCTATGAATGATATCCAAGGAGATAGAATTGGATTTTTAGATAAGAATGTTTCCGAAACTGGCGTTCATTTATTTTGGGCAACCAACGTTATGTTTACCAAAAATCAAGAAAGCAAAACATTTTTTGATTTAGTAAAATATATTAGAGACAACTACAATCAATATAGTGATATCTATAGATTTGATCCTCGCCAATATCGTAATGATATTGCGTTTAGCGTAGCAAAACATTTTCTTGATGGATTTGAAACAAACTTTTTGAACACGTTACCACCGTTGTTAACAGTAGTAGATACTGATATGTTGTTTGACATTAAAGATGGTAGATTAGTATTTCTTATTTCTGACAAGTTAAAAGAAGAAAAATTTACAGCATGCTCGATTAAAGATCAAGATGTACACGTGATGAATAAACAAAGTATTGTACGAAACAAAGATAAATTATTGGAGTTAATATGAGCTTCGGATATTTAATTATTGTTGCAAAAAACGACGATATAAACTACACTAAATTAGCGTATTCATTAGCACTTAGTATTAAAAATACACAACCAGACGGTTATAACAATGTAGCATTAGTTACTAATGATATTGAAGCAACTGAAGGTTTAAAATCAAAATGGGTATTTGATCACGTCATTGAGTGGGACAAAGAAGCAGGATGGGATGGGCGTAGTTGGATGGATCAGTTAACCCCATTTGATAATACTATTTGTCTTGATGCTGATATGTTGTTTACTCGTGATGTTAGTCATTGGGCAAAATATTTTATTGAAAACAGCGAGTTGTATGTTGCTAACAATGCATTTACATATCGTGGAGAAATGGTAACTAACGACTTTTATCGTACAGCATTTACAAAAAACTTGTTACCTAACTTATATTCTTTTTATACATTCTTTAAAAAGGATTCAGAGTTAGCTAAAGAATTCTTTACTCTAGGTAGACATATTCTTAAAAATCCAACAGAATTTAAAAATATATTTTGTCTACATTTTAAACCCAAGGTCATTGGTACTGATGAAGCATTTGCTTTATCTGCAAAGATTTTAGATATTGTTGATGTAATTGCATACAAATTAGATTTTCCAAAAGTTGTACATATGAAACCAATGGTTCAAAATTGGCCATGGCCGTCTAACCAATGGACTGATCATGTGGGATTTTATTTTAACGTTGACAACGAAATTAAAATTGGAAATTTTAAACAAACAGACATTGTGCATTATGTAGAAAAACAACTGATTACCGAAGAAATAATCAGCTTACAGGAAGAAAAATTATGGCAGAAATAGACTTTGACGAATGGTTGGCAAATTATAAACCACCTGAAATAAAATATTATGCAATGTTTGATACTACCACTGGTGAAGTAACAGGGCTGTATCCATCAACTGCATTGCCTGATACAGAAAATTTTGTTTCGGTAGATGTCGAGACTGCTCATTTGATCAACGAAGGAAAGGTGAGTTTAAATTCTTGTTTTGTTGACATTGCATCGGGCTCGTTTGAAATTGCCGAAATAAAACGATTAACAAAAATTGATGATGTGTTACATAGAATCATGGATCGCATGTATGCTGAATTATTAGAGCCGGATGTGTTAGTAACTCAAAAAGACAATTCGTTGACTTTTATGATATCAAAAAAATATAAAACACGTAAAATACACTGGGCCGAAAATACTGAAATGTCGTTCCTCATCACAGAATATAACGACCCTAATATTGTTAAACACACAATTAAGTTTTCTATTAGTGACTTGATTAAAAACAAACAAATTTTTAAAGATTTAAATCTTGATAAAAAATTTAGTATCTATACAAAAAGATTATTTCCTGTTTACCTATTTGACAAAAAATGAAAGTAATAGAATTTGACGTAATATTTCTTAGTTACGATGAACCCAATGCAGATTTAAACTATGCAGATCTGTGTGCCAAGGTGCCTTGGGCCAAGCGTGTTCATGGAGTTAAAGGTAGTGACCATGCTCACAAGGCTGCTGCTAATTTAAGTGAAACAGATTGGTTTGTAACTGTTGATGCTGACAACATTGTAGATCCTAAATTTTTTAATTTAGATCTCGAAATGACCGATCCTAAGATACAAGTTTATGGATGGTGTGGCCGCAACGTAATTAACGGATTGCGATACGGAAACGGCGGATTAAAAATTTGGAAAAAAGAGTTTGTGTTGAATATGAAAACACATGAAAATTCTGATAGCGATAGAGGCCAGGTTGACTTTTGTTGGGAAGATGGGTACAAAAACTTTCCTATGAGCTTTAGTGATAGCCATGTTACATCCAGCCCGTTCCACGCATGGCGAGCTGGATTCCGTGAAGGCGTCAAAATGACATTACTTGACGGTGTTAAAGTTCTGCCATCTGAGATTCAAGAACGCATATGGTGGCACAATATTCATAGACTGCGTATGTGGAGTACGGTCGGCGCACACGAAGAAAACGGAATATACGCTGTACTTGGTGCTAGGCACGGAACATATATGACCAATTGCACTGATTGGGACTATGTACAAGTTCGAGATTTTGAAGTTCTTCGAAATATCTATAACGAAGAAATTAAATCAATAGAAAACGATCAAGACAAAATTATTGAATTAGTTAAACATTATGGCAATGAATTAAAATATAAACTAGGATTACATTGGGTATACATGGATGCTGATCAAAGCAAATACACATACGACTTATATAACGAAACGTTAAATTTAAACGCAACCTATTATAGAATGCCAGAAAATGTATGATATATTTTACATTTCTACCGTTTCTTTCGATACTGAAAATTGGTTAAATTTTAAGTCTCGCTATCCTACGGCTCAACAACTTCGAAATACAACATCGTTTGACCAGATAAAGAAAAAAGCATTTACAAAAATGTTTTGGGTTATTTGGGATAACATGGTGTTATCTAAAGATTTTGACCTGCAATCTTATTCGGCTACAGAATGGGATAACATGTATATCCATACATTTAAAAACGGGGATTTCAAAGAAGAAGGGCTTTGCTTGTTTCCCAAAGTCTCTGAAATATCAAAGCGAGAGTTTGACAGCAGATATTTTATAAATCGAAAAGAAATCGACATAGTAGCAACAACACCTAAGCCGTACGATATATTTTATATAGATACCCATGAAGAATATCTCAATGCATTAGAGACTAGCACCACTGAGCTATTTTGGATGTCTTCGCACAATCTTAAACACGTAGACACGTTTAAATTTGATCTATATTTTAAACAATTAAACGCATTTGACCGAACACAAAATCATGCATTTGTGCATCGAGTTAATAATAAAAATTTTTATAATGGTGTATTTTTGTGCAGCACACATTTACCGCTATCTAAAAAAGAAATTAATTATCGTTTTCCTATTGCAAGAAAAGAATGGGATATTGTAGCAAGTGGTCCTTGCAATTATGAAAGATTTATTGTAGATACTTACGAGGATTATCAAACAGCACTTGCAACAGCAAAAACAGAAATGTTTTGGTGCGTTTGGGCCGGCGTTGATATTATTGACGAAACTGTCTTTGACTTATATTTTGAATATCACGAACAATACGAGCGTGATACAAACCATGTGTTTAAAAACATGTGTAATGAAACTGCATCGTATCTTAGTGGTATAGTATTATGCTCCAAAAATAAAACATTATCAAACAGAGAAATTTCTCGGAGATATCTAGTTGATAAAAAAGAACATGATGTTGTGGCCAGTAGGTATCGATATCCAAAATATAATGTTGCATCGTATGAAGAATACGAAGAGATATTGGCTAACGAAAAACAAAAAATGTTTTGGATTGTATGGTCGGATATAGAAGTTATTGATAACACAGTATTTGATTTATACTTTGATCCCAATGACGGAAAATATGATTTTGATCGAGATATGAATCATGTTTTTAAAAACGCCTGCGATAAAGTTGAATCATATCTTTCTGGTGTAGTGTTATGTTCTAAAAATAAAACTTTATCAAAAAAAGAATTTTCTAGAAAGTTTTTAATTGATAAAAAAGAGCATGATGTTGTGGCCAGTAGATATCGTTATCCAAGATACACCGTTTCCTCTTTTGAAGAATACGAAGATATACTAGCTAACGAAACACAAAAAATGTTCTGGCTATTGTGGCCTGAAACACATGTTATTGACAATAGTGTATTTGATTTGTACTTTGATCCTAACGATGGAAAATATGATTTTGATCGTGAAATGAATCACGTTTTCAAAAATCTCTGCAATGAAAAAGAATCATATCTTGGTGGAATTATTTTATGTTCTAAAAATAAAACTTTATCAAAAAAAGAATTTTCTAGAAAGTTTTTAATTGATAAAAAAGAACATGATGTTGTAGCCAGTAGATATCGCTACCCGCAATATACAATTTCTTCATATGAAGAATACAAAGACATTTTATCTACCGAAACACAAAAAATGTTCTGGGTAAATTGGTCTGAAATAGAAATCACAGACACCACAGTGTTTGATTTGTACTTTGATCCTAACGATGGAAAATATGAATTTGATAGAAATATAAATCATGTTTTTGAAAACAAGTTCCGTAATGAAACAAATTATAACGGAATTATGCTAATGTCGACAGCTCAAGTAGTGACAAAAAAAGAAATTGATTTTAGATTTTTAATTTCTAAAAAAGAACATGCAGGGATAGTATCTCAAAACAGATTGTACGATATTGTGTTTATTAGTTATAACGAGCCAACAGCTGACAAGAATTTTCAAGAATTGCAATTAAGGTTTCCTAACGCTAAACGAGTTCACGGAGTCAAGGGAATACATCAAGCACACATTAAGGCGGCAGAAATTGCAACAACTGAAATGTTTTGGGTAGTTGACGGTGATGCTATTGTAATTCCTACCTTTGATTTTACATATGTCATATCAAGATATGAACGAGATATTGTTCACGTTTGGCAGAGTCAGAATCCATTAAATGACTTGACATACGGGTACGGAGGTGTTAAACTATTACCAAGGGACCTCACTTTATCTATGGATGTGGGTTCTACAGATATGACAACATCAATTAGTTCTAGGTTTAAATCAATGCCAGAGGTTAGTAATATTACGGCATTTAATACTGATTCTTTTGCTACATGGCGTTCAGCATTTAGAGAGTGTGTAAAATTATCTAGTAAAATTATTAATAGACAAGACAGTACAGAAACTATAGAACGATTAGATATTTGGTGTACTGTTGCTGAAGGTAAGTATGCGCAAGATGCAATTAGGGGTGCAATTGCTGGTAGAAAATACGGTGAAGAAAATAAAGATAGTCCGGAAATGTTATCAAAGATAAATGACTTTGATTGGTTAAAACAACAACATGAAATTTGATAGAAACATAAAAGGTAATGAAATTAAAAAAGTAGATGGGAAATATCAAACCCACTACATGATGGATGCTGAATTCGTTTACAAAGAACTTAACGAAGTAAGTCCAAGTTTTTGTCTAGCTAAATGGTTCAACGTTAGTATACACATTCCCACTGGACGTACACACAGTTGCTACCATCCTAAGAATCATGCAGTTCCATTAGAAGAAATTGCAATTGATGTGAGTGCTTTACATAATACCAAATACAAAAAATCACAGAGGCTGTTGATGCTAAGTGGAGTTCGGCCACAAGAATGTGAATTTTGCTGGCAAATAGAAGATAGCGGAAGTCAGCTTAGTGACAGGGCATATAGAAGCAAAGACATTTGGGAAGAGGGAATTGTTGAAGAAGCATTAGCTATAGGACACGAAGGTAATGCGAATCCTCGATACGTTGAAGTTAATTTTAATCAAGCCTGTAATTTCAAATGTGCATATTGTAGTCCACATCTAAGTACAGCATGGATGGACGAGATTAAAAAAGAAGGCTCTTATGTTTTAAGTGATAGACGGCATAACGATATTTCGTGGATTCAAAACGAAATGCAGATTAATAACGGATCTGATAACCCACACTTAAAAGCATTCTGGGAATGGTTACCTAAAATTTATCCTACATTACAAACGTTCCGGATGACTGGGGGTGAACCGTTGATGGATAAAAACACGTTCCGCATGTTTGACTATGTCAAAGAACATCCTAAAGCAGATCTGCATTTAAGTATTACCAGCAATTGTTGCCCTCCTGGCAACCAATGGACCAAATTCTTTTGGGGTCTTAAAGAATTAACTGATGCAGATGCAATTGATCACTTTATGCTTTTTTGTAGTTTGGATAATATTGGAGCCCAAGGTGAGTATGTTCGTAACGGATTAGATTTTAAGAAACTTGATGCCAATGTTAGAGAATATTTAAAATACAGTCATAAGCACAGTTTAACATTTATTATTACATTTAACGCATTGAGCTACACGGGAATTTATTCTTACGTAGAATACATTCTTGAGTTAAGAAAAAAATATAATAAAGATAGACAACTAGTTTGGTTTGATATGCCGCAGTTGCAGGACCCTGATTATTTAAATCCTAAATTACTTCCGGAATTAATTCCAGAACTAGAACGAGCAATGAAATTTATGATTCATCATAAAGAAGGTCGTTGGAATAGACACAAGGGTTTTAAAGATTTTGAAATTAGTAAAGTCCAACGATTAATCGATTGGATTAACTCAGATACAGGATTTAATAAAGATCGAGGCATGGAGAATTTTTATAAATTTTTCTCAGAGCACGATCGTAGACGAGGAACAGATTTTTTAAAAACTTTTCCTGAACTAGAAAACTTCTGGAATAAATGTAAGGACATTGATGGCTAAAATTTATATTTTTGGCGATAGCTTTTTTAACAGTGAGCCATACTTTGACCAAGCTACACGCCCGTGGACCACGCAATTAGCTAGCAAATTTTCTGTTATAAATGAAGCGGATAGAGGACTAAGTAATCACGAAATCTATCTTAAATTTTTAAAATATATTCATTCGTTTACCCCGTCTGATGTAATTATTTTAGGATGGTCTGATCCATCTCGATTCTATTTAAATCCAGGAATTCAAAGAACTGAAAGCATGTACAAAATGCATTATAAAAATTTTTATAATAATGAGTTGGAAACATTATATCAAAAAACATTTATGAACGAGGTTAAATCTGTTGTAAAAGAAAAAAATCTTAGATTGTTGGTATTGTGGTCGTTTCCATCGGGATACGCAGGAACTACAAGACAAAATCCAAATTGGTTAGATACATTTATGTTTAATATTAATCCAGAGCAATATCAATATGCAGATACATTTGACAACGAAGTACGTCCTGCATTAATTTATATTTCAAGGAAAGAAGCATCACTTTTCGAAACAGCACAAGCTGTCGTTAATTACTTTCTAAAAGACATTCGACCAAACCATATTAAAGATCAAACAGTACACAACGAATTGGTAAAAATAGTAACAGAGTTTGTAGAAACTCGTATATCAGGGCAAGTAGATTTAATTAAAAGGTTAGAAAATGGATCATAAATTACAATATATCAAATTAGTTAGAGACAAATTAAATTCAATTAGTCCTAGCTTTTGTACTATGAAATGGCTGCATCAAACACTGTATCTCCACACAGGAGACAACCACAGTTGTTATCATCCACGCCCACATCATATTGGATTAGATGAAATAGCTATTGATGCAAGTGCATTACATAATACCAAATGGAAAAAAGAACAACGTAAAAAAATGCTTGAAGGTGAACGTCCGGAAGAGTGTTACTACTGTTGGAATATTGAAGATTTGGAAGGAGAGCATATTAGCGATCGTATGATTCACAGTTCTAGCGATTATTCTGTACCAATCATTGATGAAGTAGCAGCATTGCCGTGGGATGCTCCTATTAATCCACGTTACTTAGAAGTTAGTTTTGGCAACGGATGTAACTATCGTTGCGGGTATTGCTGTCCTCAAGCAAGCACCATGTGGACCGAAGAAATTAAAAAGCACGGCAATTACGATCTAACCTATAATCAATACGGTATTGAGTTCATGTCTAATGGCACTTACTACGGCCCTAAAGATGAGAACCCATATATTGATGCATTTTGGCGCTGGTGGCCAAGCCTGCGTAACGATCTTCACACACTAAGAATTACTGGCGGAGAGCCGTTGATGAATCCAGGTGCAATGCAGTTTTTTGACTTGTTAGAAAAAGAACCTGCACCCCAGTTAGAAATTAGTCTCAACAGTAATCTAGGAGTGA